TATCCAACGTATCCTCACCGCCCTTTGACTTGGGGTATACATGATCAACCTCATTAGCCACATCACCACAGTAAGCGCAAGTGTAAGCATCGCGTTGTAAAACCTTGACACGAATCTTCTTCCACCCCGCAGTAGCTCTATAAGGTTTCTTTGCCATCGAACTCATGCGTACAATATACACATACATTGTCATTGGTTAGCTGCTTAGTCCAACTGATTTCAGACTCATCAACTACGCATAGACACTTATTGCATACTATGTCCATTAGTGCCAGCCCTTTCTTTCCCAATGGCTTAACGCTTCACACGTATTGCCGTTATATCGGTGGTTTATATATTTTAAGTGTGCATCTATTTGCTTAAATGGATTTAATGTTCCATACCATTTAGAGCGCATCTGTCCTAGCCCTGTATGGCTACCGTTCACAGCTTTGTAATTCCATCTACTCTCGTGGTGTATAAGCCAGTTATAGCATTGCATTTGTTCCCAAGTTAGCTTGTTATACGCATATAACTTTATATTCATAATGTGAACTGGCTTTTGTACATTTCCGTAAGAATTTTGTACAGATGCAACACTTAACGTCATTAGCACCGCTAAAATGACAATAGCGCGGCCTAATGCTCGACCGCGAAGTGCGCTGCCTCTCAGGCGCGCAAGCGTTCTGAGCATACCAGCCTTGTCAAGTGTTTTAACAAAACCGCAGGTCAGACGGGGTGTCGCGTTTTGAAATGTCGACAATTTGTGCAGTTTCACTTTTTATCACCACCCCATCCTTTGCCCTTGAAGTGTATTGGTACAGCACTAAACAACCGCCACATAGCTGCCCCACAATCCGGACATGGCACGTCTATTGTTCTGTCGTAGTCTGCTCTGATTTCGTGGATTTTGTCGCACTCGAAGCATCTGAAGTCGTAGGTTGGCATGATTCGCACCTCTCTCTCATCCCATAGATCCATAAGCCACAGCCGTAGCATCTATGGAGTAAATATGGCTCAGTAGCCACTAGCTTTAAGTAGGTAAACAAGGTCGGACAAAGTGAGAACAGCCACGAAGTCCTCGACTGACTTCTCACCTTGCCCATTAAGACGTAGAACACCTACGCCTAGCCCTGTGGCTTTACGTTCATTAAGTTGGCGCATTAGACCAGCTAGGTCTAGTCCCGTACGCGCCTTTATCTCAATGTCCAGCCCTTTAATGCCGGTGATGTCGGAACCCTCGCGACCAGCACCAACCGGTAAAGCGTTTTCCCATCCTTCTCGCTGAAGGTACTCAGCCACGATTCTCTGCGTGGCGTAACCTCTATGCTTGCGACTCTGATTGCTCATCTAATTGCTCGCATTGTAGACAGTAATCCTCAGCTAGTAAGGCCATCTGCTTACAGCCTATGCAAAAGGCACTTCTCATCCTGCTATCTCTCCTTCATCCTCTGGCCTAAACTGCCACCGACCACTCGGATCTAAAACCATCCAGATAGTCTTACATTGTTCAGCTTTACGCTTGTAGGGAAGTGGGCATGACCAGCCTTTGTATGCACCTTTAGCACTTGTGCCTTCACGTACGACACGCTGACCATGCTTACACATTGGCACAGGTTGTGCGCCTAGCTCGGTCTTTAACAGGTCTACTGCATCATCAAATGCCGGCAGTACATCAGCGGGTGGCTCTATGGTTGTATCCCAGATAATTTCATCTGCTTTATTTGTCTGCTCTAGAAACTCTTTTTGCTCTTTAGTGCGTACGCGTATGGGTTGTTTAGATTCTGTCTGAGCGTCTGCAACCTTAGCCATTTCCAGGCTGCTTGCTCGCTTTCCTTTAGCAGATAATCCGAGATTTGCCAAGCATCGCCCAATTGCAGATGTTTCGCAGTTTTCAAACCAAAAATCGCGATCAACACCGCGATCCTTGCGACTACCACGTGCGTAACCAATAGCGGAAGGCTTAGCATCCACATAAGTCCGAAAGCATGTCGCTCTAAATACCACCACGCCCTTTTCCTCGTCATTACTTATTAACTCCGTTTCGATAGCCCCATCGGGATAGGTTTCATAAAACTTGTGGATGCGTGTGTCTACATCCTCGTAATCATTCAAATTGAACATCTAATTCCTGCTTTCCTTCTCGGTAGTCCAGCTGCTCCTTGAAAGTCCATACTGTGCCATCTGGCCATAATTGGACTTCTTTAGCGCAAGTAAAGCAGTAATGCCTGTCAATGACCTTGCCGTGGACAAATGACGTGATAGACCAAACCGCTTGCGCTTGCCCTTTAACATTGTTTACTCCGTATCTTGCTTTGCAATAACAGCACCATTGGCCTCTCTTACTCGGCGTAATCTTTGCCATAATCAGCCCAGTCCGTTCCAAGTGCCATTTCACCGGCAAGTGCCGCGTAGCTGACCAAGTCCACAAAACTATCCCGCTTTGGAGTTTCAACGAGCCTTGAGATTTTGACCAACGCCATGCAGATACACACATCCAATGGATCAATTTCCCGTCCGAAATAGCTACCCCATAGCTCTGAGATTCGCTTGATATTGATTGCCGGATGGCCGTACTCAAGTCCTCTGTCACCGATTGTGTCAGCGGCTTCATCTAGTATTACCTTTGCTGAAAACCCCTTTTGCCCTGTTCCATCCATGCGCATAGCCCTTTCGATAGTAGTTTTGTTTAACCTTTTGAACGTAGCTGTAAAGCCCTGCAACTAACATGAGTAGGCCAAAGCAGACATAAACAATCTGCTCAGCTGTTAGGTTGTGTTTCATATTGCCCCTTTCGTTATTCCAAAAGGTACGGCATGTGACAGACAGGCTGTTAATTAGATATGGGCGTGTCGTATAACGTTTTGATAACGAGGCCGGGGCGGTTTGATCTAGCTAGGCTTTCAGGGACACGTTCCCCGGCTTACGCCTATTTTAGCCGTATCGCTTGCCTTCTACAATAAATGATCCATCGCGCTCTACGGGTATGGCTACTGGCTGCACACGCTTTTTGTCAATATAGATAATGCCAAAACCCTTTTGCCAATTCATCGTTCCACGGGTGTAATAAGCCTTTGAAATGTCCATTAGGTGTCCTACCTCAAACCCGGTGAGAACGCCCGTTAAAACGCCACCAGAGGCCGTAGAATAGGCACTCAGGCCTTGTCTATGGGTATGACCACAAACAACGGACTTACCATGCCTCTTAGCGGCTTCTAGGGCTGTTAAACCCCCATGTGGTTTAGTGGCTTGCTCGTCACCATGCACCATTACCCAGTTCTCGTGGAATTGGTAGGGCTTGCGGTGGAAGGTAATACCTAAGGCATCAAAGGCCATAAAGTTTTCATACTCGAGCTCTGGCAGTCCAATAAGGCCAGGCAGTCTTTTGCTTAGTGAATTGTAAAGTCTATCCGTGTGATTGCTACGGACTATATGCGTGACACCGAGTTCATAGAGGACAGTTTGGCAAGTGTCGCGATCTCTGCCGATACTGCCTGACCACTCATCACGCCCAGATGACCAACGTGAAATGGTCTGGAAATCCAGCTCATCACCAACGCATAGAACGTCATCAGGTTTGTAGCGTTTGATAAAGGCTGCGATATTGCGGGTGGCTTTTGTGTCATGAAAAGGTACTTGTAAGTCAGAAATAACGACTAGTCGCTTAATCCTCGTCATCCTCATCCTCGTAAGGCGAGTGATCGGGATTGGTGACCGACCAATCGGGCAAGGCTGGTCTATGGAACGTGCTAGTCACGTAATCCATACCTTGCTCATGTGTGAAGCCATGACGTAATAGGGCTAGATATGCTTCATGCACTTCAATAGCCCACACGTCAAGTGGAGTTAAAGGCTCGCGCTTATCTCGTTTAGCCTTAGCCGCTTTAGCGCGGCGTAGGTTAGCGAGCTCTCTTTTTGATAGTTTTCTTGCGCTCATTGGTTATATACTCCAGGAACATGGACTCAAGCTTTTCAATGCGTTGAACGATGTCAGATGCTTGTAGCATCGCTGGTACTTCATGGCGAATAATGTACCGCACACCACCGATTAAAATGGCTGTAATGGAAAGACACGCCAATACAAAGGCGGCCCAATCTGTTGGGTTCATCGCCGCCCAAACGCTGTGTCGTTAGGATTTAACCAGCGGATTATTACAGGTGCAACGGCAGCAATACCGCTCGCTAGAATTGCTTTGTGATCCCAACCCACCGCTAGGTAAGTTGCTAGGCACGCTGCTAGGAAGCTTCTTGCCCAAGATGCTGCGGCTCTTTTTAGGTTTTCCATTTATAGGCTCTCCTGTTAGTAGAGGTATCCGGAACATACTCCGGTCGTTATCGCCCAGTTTTGTAAAGCTAACATGTATATGCGAGGTGTGCGGATTAATACCTGTGTACGGCCTAAATTTATAGTTACCACGCCAGCTTGCTATCTTGCCATTAAAGATTATGTAAGAAATTCGCTTATCAGATCTGGCAAGTAGTCGTAACTGATCAGCAAGGTCGAACGCCTCGGATTTGTGCGATCTAAGATTAGCATCGATATCGATGGCACGTACAATGCCTTCAGCAGAAGGATTGTGATCGGACTTACGAGCTGCATGCTTCGCATCACCGATCCACCCATCCGAAGCTCTATCTCTATCGGGGAACGCATCGTCTATCTGCTCTCTTAGCTGTTGCCCCGCTTGACACAGCTTAGCCAAGTAACACCTTAGCCTCATCCTCGGTTAGTCCGAGCTTCGCCAAAATCTCAGCGCGAGCGGCTGCCTTATCGGCTGCCTCTTTCTCAGCTGCTAAACGATCTGCTTCAGCCTTTGCGGCTGCCGCTTCCAATTCTGCGATTTCCTCATCGGTTAGAGGAACAACAGTTTGCTCGCCTGTTGAGCAGTCTACGATTACTTTTTCCATTGTTATCTCCTTATGAGTTTCTGACACCATATAAATAAAAACTACTACCGCTGGCAAAATCGCTTGAGCTGCCTGTTTCTAGAACTATTAAGCTCGTTAATGCAGCACTTGTCGACTTACTAATCGCTGCTACTAATGGAAATCCATCATTACTTATGTTTTCTGCTTGCATAGACGTAGATGCGATTTTGTATGCTACGTCATTGTAATTAGGAATATATATTTCACCATTAGAAAACACGTCAGACGTTGAACCGCCACTCGTGAGAATTGAGCTAGCCGCCACGTTTCCCGAGCTTACTCTCGTAGAACCATTATTTGTAGCTGAACCTGTCAATAAACGCGTGTAACCATAAGTGGTTAAGGAATCATTAAAGCGAACACCTACGCTGCTCGTTGCAGCTACTCCTGAACCCCTAGCAGAAAATAATAAAACTAAATCATCATAGGTCGCAGGTAAACTTGAAAAGGTTACGCTGGCGGCCGTAGTGCTTAATGTAGTGGATGTAATAAACTCAAATGTAGCCATTATGCTCTCTTTATTCCGTACAGATTGACTGTTCCATCAATCGTTCCAGTAGAAGGAATAAGACTAACTGAGTTTACGTCTGTTCCACTTGCCCATCGACCAACACCTCTTAAGACATAACCTGTGCCGTTATAATCTGCGCTTACTTTAGTTAAAATGGTTGGATGTGGACTGCCGCAATATTCCATAATATCGAACTCAAATAATGTCGGCACAGTCGTACTTAAAGATGTAGTGGAAGTAAACTTAAGGTAATTAGTAGCGAGCTGTTCAGATGCTCCACCTGGATCACTTCCTTCACCATAAACGGATGTGGCGTGATAACCACTAGTTGTGGCTGAGTTTAGTCGCATGTATAAATCAGAACCAGTTGAAGCTGTAACAACGGCCACTATTCTTAAATCCGTATAGGTGGCAGGTATGCTTGTTAAATCAACAGAGGATGAACCACTAAATGATGCAGTTGCGATGAAATCGTAAGTCAGAGCCATGTTATGCCTTTATCCCGTATAAAGCGAATTGGCTGTTAGTTGTAAAGTTAGCGGTGCTTGAAATAATATCTATGGAAGTGATTGCGCTGGTAGAATCCCACAAACCAGAACCAAAACTAACATTACTTAAACTAGTGTCATAAACAAAACCTGAGAAATGTCGTAGCACTTTCCTTTTGCTTGTTGATTTGTATTCTAATATGTCGATAATGCTGGCTAACATTACGCTGGACAATCCAGCACCAGAATCTATTAAACCCTCAATGTTGATACTTGAATTAGCACTATCATAAGTATTGGTGAAATCTCCGTATGTGCCACCTGAAGCATATAGGGAGTGATAAGTATAAGCCGAAGCCCCAGAATCAGAATTGAAGCGAATTAATAAATCATGTACGCTCGAACTTGTATCGGTGCTTTTTGCAATTAATCTGATCTGTAAATGCGTGTAATCCGTAGGTATGCTAGTAAATGTTATTGTTGCACTAGATCCTGTTCCTGTGGCAGTAGCTATTGACTCATAACTACCAGGCACAGTTGAATTGTATGAACTAGCTAAAATACCCAGGATAGGCATTAGGCAAGGTCACCTACGATAGTAAAAACGTTAGAGGCTGTACAGATTACAGTAGCAGCTGAATAGCGAGCGCGTAACTTAGGCGCAGTTGAGGTTGCACCAGTTGAAGTAATTGTTACACCTGCACCCTGTGCGAATGTGACTTGTCCTGCGCCAATTTGTTGAACGTGTATCTGGTCCCCAGCGGCAAAAACCGAAGGCGGCACAGTTACAGTAATCGGTGATGCGTTATTACAGGTAACTAACTGATTTAGATTGCCAGCTACTAAGGTATAGGTTGTACCAGTTTCAGCATCAAACTCTAGTTTTAGTTTGAGCGTAGCCGTGCCTGAAGTAACGCCACCTGTTAAGCCTGAATCTGTTCCAGTAGTGATGCCAGTAATATCACCTGTTGAGGAAACCCCTACCCAAGATGAACCATTGTAAACCTCGACTGCGTTAGTGTCTTTTAGATAAGACATCATGCCTTCAGCTAGTACGCTGGTTAGTGCGCTAGTACGCGCTGCCGCATCGGCAAAAACCATTACAGTTTGTTCATTGAGATACGTGTTTACCTGAGCTGCGGTTAATACGTCACCAGTATTAAAGAGCTTATATCCTGCACCTGCCATTGTTTCTCCTTAGTAGCTCAGCACGTCTGAGTCAAGTATACCTGAAATGCTTGAATCTAACACGAAGCCAGCCAATAAAGGCTCGCTCGTAAATAGTGTGGTCATCCAGCTTGTTTTTGTAATATCGTGGTGTATAGCGTTCACAAGGCTAGGCTGAGTAACGCTGCTAGATCCCGGCATAGTCTTAGTCACTAGCACACCATCTAGTAATTCTATGTCTACCCCTGCTAAAGGCTTATTAGGGTTAATATCATCGTAAAGGTTCAACTGGATGCTATCTATGCGCACCTCAGGGTCTTTACGTGTGGCTAGGATGCCCTGAGCCTGATCAAATGCCTCAGCATCGGTTTGAACCAGTATGCCTTCACGTGTGCCTGAGTGTAGAAAAAACTTATCAATGGATGCTTGGTCAAAGGCGTTCTGGGCTGTGCCGTTAAGCCTGGTTATTGTTACGTCATTAATTAGGTTTGTATCGTCAAACTCTACTTTAGCGTTGGTGTAGCTGATATTTGTGCCGTCATCGCTAAAGGTATAGGCAGCGGTTGCAGGTATGGTGATTAGGTTGTTACGGCTAACAAAATCTACCCTGCCTTCAGCATCAATAAAGATACCGCCAAACTCGCTGTTTTCTACTGTCTGTAAAGCCTCTAGAGCGTTCCTAGACGTGCCAGGATCGGCTTGTAAGGTGGTATCACCTGTATCGACATTTCGAAGGCTCACAGGCCAATCTACGGCATCTAAAAGGGCATCTACGCGAGCCCCTGAGAGCTGTCCAGCAGGTGCGCCTGAAACTGTGCTAATTGCGCTACCGGCTAGTAACTTAAAGCCGTCTACGCATTGAAGGGTTACTGTGCTTAAATCCTCGTTACCTTGTCTAAAGCCTGTGTCATAGTTAGTGATAAACCCTGAGTAAAGGTAATAATCAACACCCAGATAGGTAGCATAAATAATTATCTGCCGTAAAGGCACAAGGTTAGGGTAGTAAGCCCCTGCCGGGTTCATCGGGTTCCAATCACCGTTTTGATCGTACAAAACGACAGTAGCCGTGCCTGGTTCAAACTTGCTAGTAATGCGGTTACGGCCTCTGCGTATTGCTACGCGAGTGACTAAGTCAGTTACCTCAACAGGTAGAGTGCCTGATCCTAAGCGGTTAGTATCTAGGATACCTTCAGTTAGGCTATCCAAAATTAGTGGGTTAGTTTCGAAGGCTGTATCGCTGTCGAAATCGACAAACACTCGTAACGTTGGTGCTGGCATTAGATAGCGGTGCTGCTATACAGCAGACCCTTTCCAGTCTTTTGGTAGGTGTACTGAACGTCTGTAATCACTTCAGCTAAATCCTCGGCTGCTATTACTGAGCCTTCGACTACTACATTAATCTCAACAGGCGCAGTAGCAATAGACTCAGCTAACAATTGATCTGCCAGCATTAACTCGGCATCGGCTAGAGCAGAAATAGCCTCAGCGTGAGTTTCAACCGCTGCAATAGCGACAGGATCGCCAGCCTTAAATAACTCTACAATCTCATCACTCAGCGACATGCCAGAGATTGCCGCAGCCTGGCTTGTAGTATTAGCGGCCTGTCCGTTTATATAAACGTTATTGGCGTTCACGCTCATACTCTCAAGCTTAGTAACAGTCATTTTTTCTTGATCTAGGCGCAAGCCTTTTTCAGCAAACAAGGTTTCAATAGGTATTTTAATGTTGAGGGTTTTGAGTAGCTCTTGGATGCGCTTGATTGTGCTAGGCCAATCAGCAAACGGATCATCTACCATCTCATCTAGGCTATCAAGTAAGGTAGCCAATTCTTGAGCAGCTGCCTCAGCCTTAATTAATTGACCTTCTAAGATAATTGCGCGCTTTACATCCTCGTCTAGGATGGCTTGCATCAGCTCTAAACGTAGACGTTCAACGTCATTGATTTGACCACTTAAGGCGGCCGCTATTTGTATGCGTTCCATATCAAAACGCTTAGCAATATCGCCTAATACGCCTTCCTCTTTTTTCTTTTTGTTTAATTCTTGCTGTGCCTTAACTTGCTTTTTGGTTAGGGCTAGTAATTCCTTAGCACGCTTAGCGGCCTCTGCTTCAGCCTTTTTACGAGCAGCTTCCTCTTTTGCTGCGCCTTGACCTGCACCTGGAAAGAATAGCGGTTTATTTTTACGACCTAATTCTTGTGCTGCTAATAGTGGATTACCACCAAACTGCAACATGGCAGCTGCAAAGTCTTTAATCGTGCTGCCAAAGTTTTCAAAGGTAAAAAATGTTCTAGTTAGTTGGCCTACGCCTCTAATTACGTTAGCCACGCTGTCGCCAAAGGCATCCATAGCACTAACGCCGCCGCCTATGCCTTGCTCACCTGAAAGTAACTGGAAAGCATCTACTAAGCCTTCGCCAATGGTTTCCTGCATATTGGCATAAGCCACATTAAGTACGGACACTTTACCCGCGTATGTTTCTAGGTAAGCAGCGTTCTGTCCGGAGAATTGTTTATTCAGATATGCTTGAAGCTCTCCAAAGTTTTTTGTGCGTAACTCGACTTGAGATAATCCTGTGTTGTACTTAGATAAACTGCGCGCTTGTCCAATATAAGCCTTAGACAAATCTTGTGCCACAGTTGCCACGTCTATGCCTGAAGCACGTGACATATCTAGGGCTAAAGCCATAAGCTCTTGTGATCTGGTTACAGATCCGGTAGTCATCAACAATGACTGCATGGCTGGTCTTAGGCTGTCATCTAGCACACCGCTTGCAGCTTCCATATCGGAAATAAACTTGCTTACACGTGCATCCTCAAATGCTAGACCTAGATTGTTAAGGCTTTGTGATAAACGATTGGCGGCTTGCTCATCCTCGCTAAATGCTTGCAGCGATGCCTTGCCGAATTGATATACCTGCCGTACAGATAATGCTAAACCAAGTGAACGGCCTAAATCCTTAAACTTATGAGTTAAATCTGCCGATGCCTTCTCAGCTTGCTTAAAGCCTTTATCCTTAAACTCAGAGGCTATATCAATGCGGATATTAGACATTAGGCAGCCT